GTGTAAAGTTTGCCATCTTTACCTTCAAGCAAGCCTGATTCACCTTTAAGTGTGTAATTTTGATTTATGTATTGCATCTCATCAGAATTTGGCATATCGCTTGAACTTGGTTGATAGCTGACATCCATCATACCTGGACCTTCGCCACCCATGTAATCTACAGGTTGGTCGCCACCGCTAAACAAACCAAAATATCCTTGTTTTTGGTCGTCTTTATATTGTTTTGCTATGTTTCTACCGTATTGCAATGGCTTAAATTCACCATCAATACTGCCTATGCCTGTCAGCGCATCTTTAAATCCGCCACCTGCTTTTAAAAAGTCTCCAGATTTTATAGATTGTAAAGCACCGTCTTTACCAAATACTTTTTGACTGCCACCTGCAAAGACAGTCATTAGGTCACCAATACCGCCTTCGCCCTTTGCTAATTTTAAAGCTGCGTTACCTTTATTATAAACAATCGCAGGAGCCTGCCATGGTCCGGGTATTACTGCAGCAACAGGTGCTATCTTTTTAACAACTTTTTTTAAACCTTTGGCTATTTTTTTTAACGATAAAAACTCAGGATTACCCGTAATAGGATTGATAGACATACCACTACCAACAGTATATTCATTTGGGTCTAAGCCAACGCTCATCATTTCTTGTTCTAATCTTTGTCTAGTTTCAGGCGTTATGACCGGTGGAACCACCATTTCGCCTGCAGCAACATGAGCTAAATAATTATCTTCGTCTCTGCCCAGCTTTGCTATTCCTGTGCCACTGTTATCGATTTTATTCATCATTTTAAAATTTTACCCTATTTATTATAGTTTTGACTAACTTCTTGTACAAATTCTTTCATATATTCTTTTGATTCATCTGCACACACCAACCAAAATACCAATAAATATCTATCACCACTGACCACGGGTAGGCCTCTGTGCATGTGAGTTAGGCTAGGAAATATTAAAGCGTTGCCTGTAGGCAAGGGTTCAACTACTCCTTTACGCATAAACTCGGTGCCACCACCTTCATAATCTCCTGTGTTAAGCGGAACTACGATACTAATGTCAGAACTTGCATCATGATGCCAAGCTCCTTGCTTTTTATCTTTTAAATTATAATTTGCTATCTGTATGTTACCACCTGTAACCCTTCTATTCCATATACTCAGCAAAATTGGATTAATTACAGAGTCTACTACCTGCATTAAAGAATGATAAAGCTGAGGACATTTATCATACAAAACTATTTCTGGTATTTGTCTAAGCTCATCCTCTTCTTCATTTGGCTCAAAACCAAAATACTCGGTCATGTTATGCATTTCATTTACAAGCAAGTTACAAAATTCTCCACTAAATAAAGGAATCGTATGCACGTCTGCTAATGGCTCTTGTATTAAGGTGTTTAGCGGTAGATTATCTAAAGATTTTGTTGTGTCATTATAAAAGTTGCCTAATACAGGTAGTGTAGCCTTTGCTTTTTGTAGAGTTTCTTTATTGATAAACCAATCTGATGGAAAGCTTAGTAATAGATTTTTAAGCTCGTATTCTTGTTCTATGTTAGTTTGCGCCAACATCTAAAGAACTATCTTAAGCCGCTTATGCCTTCAGGTGCTTGTGGTGGTGCATCAGGCAGACCTTCAGGATTAATTAAATCTGCGGGTCTTGGTTCTTTTGATACACTTTTAATCATCATATCAAAGTCCTGCATTTCAAATTCAGGGTCTTCTTGTTGCATTACCTTTGCCAACATTGCCGAAGCTTGGTTGTGTGCATCTGATTCTAGTGGTTTAGTAAGTATTGTATCTACTAGCTCTTTATAGCCGGCATCTGCTAAGGGCATTAAAATTTCATTAATAATCTCTTGTCTTGCGTTTATAAAAGCTTGTCTTTCTGGTGATATTTGCGTTTCCGCTTCCATATTCTTTCTGATTTGTTCTATGTTGTATTCAATACTACCTGGCTCAAACTTCATTTCATCTGATACAGAACTTTGCGAACTATTTGTCATATCGCCTGCTAGGTTGTTGATTCTTTCTTCTAATGTCGCCATATTTTTGCTCTAATTTATGTTTACAGATATATTACCACTTGTTTTAACCGAAACAAAGCCTAAAAATCCAGTCGCTTTTAAACCCTTTTCGTTGGTGTCGGTAGTTAAATTTATAAAATCACTACCATTGTATACCTGTAATATTTCTTTTGTGGTGTTAAATATCACATCACCTTGTAAAAAATTCAATTCTGCTACTTCTGTAGCGTTAAATCTTGGCGTTCTGTTGGGGTCAAACTGACCAAGATTAATTTCTAATATCCTTACTAGCCTGTTAAACACTTCAGGCGTTACCTCTTCGCTTGCTAAAGGCAACCTGCTTGGTAATAACTTTGCCACTACCTTCTACCGTCAGGCTGTATGTCTAACCTTGTAAATCCTAATCGCCACTTATAACCTGTTCTATTACCTACCGCAGCGTCATCATCGCTTTGTAACCGCAATACTGCCTGTCTACCTCTAGCACGCACATGCACTTGGTCGGTGTTGTTTGATATATCTTTTGTTGCTCTTGTGGTTAATGATTCGCTTGGTGCATTTCTTGTTTTAAGCAACATGTTTATTTGTGGTACACCAGAGTCAACATTTGTTCCATAAAACTTTACATCGGGTATCATTCTTCTTATAAAAGCAAAGCTATTGCCGTCTTGTAAATCAAAATCTGCGCTTTCTATAAACACACCATCCATAGGTGAGCCGTCATCATCATCGCCGTCTTCTTGGTTAAATATGTAGTTGCTTGCTGTAGCCAATGGTCTTGTAAATACGTTTTGGTCTACCCAGGCAGTTCGTACTAGCTGTCCTATTGACCAAACACCCTCTAAATAGTTGTATATAACATATCTTGATATTTCTTGTGTACCATCGCTTTCTGCGGGATAAAACCACCAAACTTCGTTATATTCTTTGTTTAATACAGCAAATACTTTAAATGCCTGTCCTATATCTAAATCTTCTTGTACATAGCTTAGAACACTACATGGTAGTTTTTGTACTGAGCCATTGTATGAATAAAACCCATCATCACCCATCCAAAACACACCGTTAGGTGAGTTAATACAAGCATTTGGGCCAATCATACCGGTACCTTCATTAATTAAATTTAAAGCAAATGTAAGCGGCGGTCCAACAAACTGCATACTGTACATAGATGTATCTGTCCAAATTAGTGTTTCTTGTCTTGCTCTAAGGCCACCACGAATCTCACTACCGGATGAAAGTCTTACAGAACCTGCTGTATTTGTAGTTTTTGGCTCAAACTCTGTAATACTTTCTTGGTCAGAAAAAACAACAAGCATAGGGTCAATGCTGCCTGTTCTTGCTCCACTTGATACTGGGTCTGCTCCTAGTACAATTACATGTCTGTCTGTATCGCTTACAATGGTTTGTAAGCCTACAGTTGGCGCTAGATTAGTTCCTGTTAAAGATGTTATGTTTACCGCTCTTGTAGAGGTGCCATTTGATTCATCCCAATAAAAAATACCACCGCCTCTAGCGTGCAATATTAAATCTTCTCCAAAATTGTCTGCTGACCATAATCTTAATTGATTTGTAAATGAAAGACTTGTTGATGAGTCATAAGCTCCTTCACCCCAATTACCAGCGCCAAAACCGGTTGATTGCACATAATTATCTAATCCAACATTAAGTTGATAGGCCGCATCTGCGCCAGAGCCACCATTACCACTATCGCTTGAATTTGCTGTGGCTGTAGCTGTAAAGGTAAATGTATTTGCAGTTGGGACGCTTACTACTTGGTATTCTTTGTTGAGTACTGCGGCGGTTATATTGCCACCAAGACTTACTGCTCCACTAATTGTTACAAAATCATTTATAACAGCTCCGTGAGAACTATCTGTGGCAGTAATGGTAGCAGAGCCGTCTGTAGCAGCAAATGTAATACCGTTGGTTGTGGTAGCTCTTATAGGCGTGACATCGTTTAAGGTTGTGCCTTCCAAAATATAAGTTTTAAGATGTGTACCAACAAATAGATACTTGCTACCTTCTAAAGAAATCCATGGAAATAATTTACGACATGTGCCTAGAAAAGCAGTTGCATTTTGTTTTGTCCAACCGCCTATTTTTTCTACAAAACCTTTACGAAACCTTACAAGAGAAGCATCGAACCAACCACCTGCATTGGTGTAATTAGTTCCTTCTCTGTCTATACCTGCTTTAAACTGAAACTTTGCAAACGGCATGTTTCATCTTCTAAGCTATTCTTATAATAGCTGTTGCTGCTGCTTTAGCAGGAAAAACTATTGTGAAATCGCCTGCGGTTGAAGTTTTGTCGCCACCAAAGTCAATGGTCGCTACTGATTTATCACTGTTTGTATCGTTATAAATCATACAGCCTCTTGCTGTAATAGTTGCCGTGCTAAAAGTTAAATCAGCAAAATCTGTAACAGCAGTTGTTCCAGTAGCAGAAGGCGTCACATTAGTTAATGCAGAGCCTCCAGAAGTATAGTTTGTACCACTAGCTTGTCCTGTCGTAGTAAAAGCTGTGGTTGTAGCTCCTAAAGTAGCTGAACTTGTATATAAAGCTAGTTTAAAACTATTACCACTTGTATTGGTAAAGTTATGAGTTCCAGTTAAAAGTTCTACTTTAAAACTTGTTGTAAGTGTTGATGCTATTGCCATATTAAATACCTTTAATTATTTTTGCTATATCTTCGCTACCCCCTTTAGATAAATCTTGAATTAAGGTAGCTTTATAAGATTTTAAAG